TGCGTAAATCGTTAAGCGACATACGCACAACTTGCGTAATGTTAGGACATGTTTCGAGGTCCGCGGTCTCATAAGGAACAACTAAGTTCTCTGCCGGGACAAACTTGGATACCGCACGACCTAACGTTTCATCGTAATACGTCTTCTTAAACGTAGAACCCGCTAACGGGAGATAAAACAACATCTGGTCCATGTCAGGTGTGTATTCTTCCATCACCGAAGTGATGTAATAGTTCATAAACTGACGTACACGCGAGGCTTGTTGGTTCTTTGAGGGCGATTCTTTGCCCATAACTACAGTTCGAACGGGACCCGAAGCAGGTAATAATTCGTTAAAAGCTTGCGCTTGGAACTGCGTAGCAGCTTCAGCAAGCAAAGGGTGTGTTACCGCGGAGGCTCCACGGAAAGGCTGGGTGCGCTCATCATAGGTAAAGCCTAAAAGCTCAAGACCGTTAGTGTAAGCATCTTCCCACTCTTGGCGACTCGCCTTGTTAGCGTCAAACTCAGACAATAGATCACTGGAAATACGTGATAACTCACGGTCCGGCATCTCTTCTGCTAAGTTAGCATAAAAATCTCCGTTAACACCACGCTGGTCCTGCGGATCAAAATCAACAGTAACCCCGCCATCTTCTTCAGGGCTGATCTCAATGGAGCCAACATCTTCAGCTTCAATTTCTGCCATCACAATGTTCTGACTATCCGGAAGCTCGATCTCTATCTCAGCCGCTAAATCTTCCGGGTCAAGTTGTGATGGAACGTCCATCAAGCCTGCGTTTGGTTTACCATTTGCCATTTCCGCTCCTAATAATCTGAAATGAAGTAGCCGTACTGATCTCGCGGTATATACAGATCAGGCCCCTTCTCAGGACTTGCAAAGCCACGATCATTCGTAGGCCGTCCCATAATTGCATCCAGTTGCTGGAAAATTTTAGCATCTACCATCTGCGCAAGTTGCGCAGGAGTAGCGTCTATCCCAGCTTGTTTAAATATTGATATGCCTACCGCATTGTTACGCTTATCCATAGCACGATGTAAACGGTTAGAAGCACTAAAATCTTCGTTCATGTTACCAACAGTCATCGCGGTCTTTGGGCCGTAGTCCGCGGACATCATTGCGCTGCCTAACATATGCGCACGACTATCCGCTAGTTCTTGGGGTGTGGGTAAATCTTGACGACCGGCTGGCCGACCATGACGATTTTCCCCGTAGATAGGGTCCTCAACTAACGGATACCCGTATTCACTTTCGAGGTTCTCGAAAAAGGTAGGGCCGTCCCCGTAATAAGTTTCGCGGGCCTCGGAACCCGGATTACCCGACGCTCTGATCTCCGACTGTCTGTCGGCATCGTACCGTGCGCCCTCTGGAGGGTCCATGAACGGTAAAAATTGTTCTGCTAAAAAAGTACCTACACCACGTTCTTCGAACTCTTGCTCTTGAACTGGGGCCGGAAGTTCGGTAGTCTCTCCTAGTTGGACAGAAGCTCCACCGTCATCAAAATATGAGATGAACCCTCCCGCTCCGAGATTTACCGCGGCACTATTCATTCGTAAACCTTCCATAAAAAGTTAATAATACGCTTTCACTTTAGCATGGTTTTCTTCATCTTCCCAGTCATCTGTTGGTAGTTGAACGAAATTCCCTTGTCTATAGCGCATAAGCGCCTGCGTCATACTATCAACCAAGTCATCATGCTCCCCGTTAGGAAAAGCAGCAACCTCTTCGATCAATTCGTCCGAAAAAGTTTCATCAGGTGCCCAGACCATCCCAGCCTCAAATAACGGTGATACACTATGTACTCTACTCACCTTATCGTTACCACGGCTCGGTGTAAAGTTTACAACTGGTATGCCCATAGCACGTAATTCCTGTGTCAAAGGGGTCCCTGACGCTTTTGCTTCAACAATAACAGTATCTGGTTCCCAAAACTTATAGTTGTCAAGCGCAACTTGCTTCAACTCAGGAAAATCCCAACGTCCCTTTTTACTATCTAACAAAATTAAATTAGGACCCGAACCACCCTCGTTAGGATAAAACACCCCCCACGTCGTAATAGCCGAAAAATCCGCCGTCTCACGTTTACTAAAAGCAGTATCATAACTTTGTATCACATATTCTAATTGCGGAATTTTTTCAGGCTCCCAAACTTTCCACCATTCTCTAGGAATGATCGCGTTTTCTTCACCCGTAGGATTTTGCTGATACTGAGCGTTCCACTTAGAAGGCGGAATCGAAGCCTTAACCGAAGTCAAATCTTCCAAACTCCAATACTCTGGCCAGCACGGAGTCCCATCCTCAAAAATTGCCGGTAACTCCACAACTTCCCATTGGTCCGCCAACGGGTCTTTTGACATAGCCCGCATTAATTGGCCCGTCATGTCCTTCTCAGACCACCTAGTCTGAACCAATACAATTGATCCACCCGGCTGTAAACGCTGTCTAGGACCCCCTGTGTACCAATCCCAAGCATCATCAAAGCCGTTGTTGCTCATCGCCGTCTGCTCAGAGTGCGGATCATCAATAATCACCAAATCACCACCACGTCCCGCCAAGTTCGAACCAACACCAACCGCGTAGTACATTCCACCCCTGTTCGTGTCCCACCGACCACTGGCCTTACTGTCAGCCGCTAACTTTACCTCTGGAAAAATATCCTTGAAGTCATCACTTTCAATCAAGTTTTTTGTTTTACGACCAAAGTTAACCGCCAATTCCGTCGTGTGCGTCGCCTGAATAATCTTCATTTTCGGATTACGGCCCATCATCCATGCCGGAAACAAGAAGGACGCAAACTCACTCTTCGTGTGCCGCGGTGCCATGTTAATAATCAAACGCTTTAGCTCGCCGCTCGCGACCCTTTCCAGCTTCTCGGCAATGATCCGATGGTGACGGCCCGCAATAAAGTCAGGCCAGACTGTTTTTACGAAAGTTAGAAAATCATCTTGGCACTTTTCGTTTTTCTCAAGCTGCGCGAGCCGAAGCTCAAGCTTCAGTTTTTTCTCTTCCATCAACACGTTTTGGGCTGAACTCATAGGGGTCCCTAGCTAATTTTTCATACGCAGTTTTTAATGTTCCACGTGGAACAATTACGATGTTTCACGTGAAACATATCACGTATTGTATGCGATTTTAAGCACAAATATAAGACAGTTAATCTTATTTTAAATTTTATAGTAATTATTCGCGAGAAACATGGCCCTAGCCTCCGCAGGCAGCCGCGGGGGCCGGGGTCGCTGGATCGCGTCGATTTGGCCACGTGCTGGGGCTTTTGACCCGATAGCCGGGGGACCCTGCGCAATTTCCGCGGACCTTGGACCATGCAGCACGGCCAACGGATCGGCGGCAACCGGCAGCGGACCACGGACCACGGCGGACCGGGCGCGGGTTAACTTTCACCGGCTGGGGTCATCGCTGCGCAGCCAACGGCCAACGGTCAACGGTCCGGGGATAACGGCCACCGGCTGGGGCCATAGGCCACCCGCCCACGGCCCGTAGGTTTTGGGCACTGGTACGCGGGGCACGGCCCGCCCTATTTAACTGTTTAACACGGACATAAAAAAGCCCGCACGGTGGCGGGCTTAGTGGGGCACTGGGGCGGCTTTAGAACTCGAAGCCAACCCACACAAGCGCGGCACCTTTGAGGTATACAGCGCGGCTTATATCGTCCCAGTCATCGAGCGAATAAGTGCGACTGGATCGGTCATAGTCTCCGCGGGTGTATGTCTTTTTAGCGTCCAGCTTGCGGCGCACAAACTCACCGCGTGGAACATCTTTGAGGGGCATTTGCTGGATAGTGTCGATCATGCGGCACCCCCTGCGATGATTTGCACCCGGTCATTCTCGCCAACGTCTAACAGTACGCCGTCTACAATTACCCGCTGCGAGTGGTCGCGCTGGCAAAAGCCAAAGGGTGCGCCCAATACTTCGCATATACCGTTCAAGCGTTCGCGGGTGGTAACAGTGCCCCAGCCCGCGAGGGTGACCCACACGCTGCCATCATCTTCGCGTTGGGCTATTCGGTTACCATGTAGCCAAACAGTGCGCCCGTCTGTTTCAGTTCGCGCAGCTTTTGCCGCTTGCCCACGTGCAAAAGCTTGTGCGATTTTTTGGGTTTCTTTTCTCATTGTCTTAATCTCCGAAGTTAACACGCGGCCACCACGGCCCCGATATATGGGATTATACGCGATAGAATGCGATAAACACAACCCCCACAAAAAAG